TTTACATCAAGGTATCGTTCAGACTCTGAAGGAGTCAAAGACAATGCAGGAGACATTGAGGACCGAATGCGAGACTTTGAAGAATGAGATTGAGACTCTCCACTTGAAGAACGAGATTACGGATGTGGTGAAGGCAAATCAGCTTCAGATCCGAGTGCGTGAAATCACAGAGGAGTTGGAGCATGCGCATCCTGTCCAGGAATACTACCTCAAAAACATGGATCTATTGGACGACTATTATCGCAAGCAGGATACCTCCACAACAATGGCATCCCTTCAGCCCAAAGATACCAATACATTTATGCGCTTTTTCAATGGTGGTGTGCCCACGGATACTGGACCGAGTCGCAAACAGATGTTTGACGAGTATGTTCAGCGCATGAAGTTGTCCAATGGACCCGAGGTTATTCAGTTGTTGACGGAGCATTGCGTCCAGTGTAATGTGGCTCGCGAAGAGATCTCATCCGAGGGTATTCTGGTCTGTCCCAAATGTGGGTCGGAAGAGTATTCGTTGGTTGTATCCGACTTTCCTAGTTTCCGCGATCCTCCCAAGGAGCGCAACAACTATGCGTATAAGAAGATCAATCATCTCAACGAGATCCTCAACCAGTTCCAGGCCAAGGAGAGCACCATTATTCCAGAGGATGTCATGAATGAAGTCATTCTAGAAATCCGCAAGCGTCGCATCAACAACATTGCCGATTTGTCGGAGGATGATATCCGACAGATTTTAAAGAAGCTGAACAGGAGTAAGTATTATGAGCACCGGGCCCACATCCTCTCTCGACTCAATGGCAATCCACCTCCCACCATCACTCCTGAGATTGAGGAGAAGATTCGGGCTATGTTTCAGGACATTCAGGCGCCTTTTCTGCTCTACTGCCCGAACGACCGAACGAACTTTCTGAGCTACTCGTACATCCTATACAAGTTCTTTGAGTTGTTGGAGCTGGACGAGTACAAGGTATACTTCCCTCTGTTGAAGTCGCGAGACCGTTTGATTGCGCACGATCAGATATGGAAAAAGATTTGTGATTATTTGAATTGGGAGTTTATTCGCAGCATTTAAACGTGTATCGTATATCCCTTCAAGTGGCGCTGTGCGAAGCAGTTGGACTCGCAATGAGTGTTACGGCCACATCGGCAACATAACACCTTCTTTGCTTCAAAAGTATCCATTCGGTCATTAATCTTCTGCAATCTGTCAAGCACAGCTTCAATCATCTCAATCTTACTTTGATCTTCAAAACGAGCGAGAGGAAATGCCTTTGCGTATTTGTTGTTATTCACTCTGAACTTCGCTTCATCTCGGAAAGCCTCAAGTGACTTGACCTGAGGAACCGCTGCCTTCTGTTTCTCAAGCTCAGCGATGCGGGCATGAAGGGTTGCGAGTTCGATATCGATAGATGACATTTTGAGTGACTTCTGTTTGTGTAGTGGGGGGGCGTCTATACACTCTGATCTGGATGAATCCGTTTTGAATTGAAAAATGTTTTGGTTCGTTCACATATTCACTCGTAATCGCGGAAGGCGATGCCGATCGGGAAGCGTGGGACACCCTCGTCCGTCAGCTCCTGGAAGCGCACCGTCAGCTGCTGGCCGATGAACTTGTCCGCAGACTTGTAGATCTCCGCACGTGACTCGTGAGTGCCACGCGGGCGCACGTTGAACTGCTTGCCCTCTGGCGTCTCGCAGACCCAGATGACCAGTCCCTCCTCCGAACCCTCGCCGTCCGTGAAGTTCACCACCTTGTACTCGGCGTCCTCAAACTCCTTGTACTTCTGGAGGTCCTTTGAGCGACCCGCCAGCTGGTAGAGACCAGCCAGGTTGCGGATGATCAGGCCCTCCTTGCCGGCAGCCACATGGTGATCGTGCCACTTCTTGAGGTCCCTCGCGTTGTTCGCCACGCCAGTCGGCAGCAGCTTGACGAACGTCAGCTTCGTCTTCTTCTCAAAGAAGTTCTGGAGCGTCAGCAGACGGTCCTCAAAGGTCTCGTCGTTCACGCAGTCGTAGACCCAGAGGTTCACCTGCTTAAGCATCTCCACCTCGGCAACGTTGTGCTTGGTCTTGCGGACCAGGCCCACGAACTGCTGGAAGCTCAGCGTGTCCGAGTAGAGCTCGCCATCCAGCACGAGCTTGCAACCCTTGAGCTGTTTCGTGATGTGATCCATGTTCGGGAACACCTTGCCCGTGCGGCTCGTCAGCACACCGTCGCGGAAGATACATCGGACACCGTCCAGCTTGGCCTGAACCCAGCACGGGAACTTGATGTCCTTGCCACGCTTGTTGTAGTCGTGGGCGAGCATCGGGAGGATGGCCACATGCGCAGCGAGTGACGTAGCGTCCGCCACAGCCGGGACCTGAGCATCCGCGAGCACCTCAGCGTACCCACCCTTCTGCTTCTTCTCCCACGTAGAGCGGGCCTCAGCAACCGCCTGCTGCTCAGGCGTGGTCGCGTTCTTCTTTCCGAGGTTCTTCCCCTCGGAGATCGTCTTATCGGCGATCGTGACAGCACCACCCTCATACCCGTAGGAGATGTGGATTGTGGAGCCGGTGACCTGGATGTTCCAGACCTGAGTCTTGCCTGACTTGGACTTAGAGTACAAAGTAGGAAAGGACATCTTGACAAGGTTGCTAGGTTGTCAGTTGGTTTATAGCAATGTGATCGCGTTTCTGAGTTATATTCAGAGGTTAGATCATGTGTTTTGGGGGGGAAGTCCTGTCTCCATGGCCCTACTGAATCCGTTTTCATTTAAGTCCTCGCTCCTTCAACTCCCTCTTTTGCTCACGAAGTTCAGAAAGCAGGGCTCGCCGTGTAGGATGTGCTAACACTTTGAAGAGATGGTGGTGTTCCCGCAAATAGGCTGCCCTCTTCATGCGGATGGTCTTGGACTTCCGACGGCGAGTCTTACGCTTCCCCGCGACAACTGGCAAGAACTGAACTGCGGTCTTTGACTCTGCGTTTAACAGGGCAACGTCCTTCCGAATATCAACGATCGGCTCCCACCGAAGCTCGTAGATCTCTCCCTCCCTTCCCATGGCTTTCCAAGAAGCAATGACGGCTGCCTTCTCGGATTCCGGGATCTCCACGGTAAACACACCACTTGCTGTAGTCGGCTGTAAAGGAAACCGACGGATGTCATATCCGGTCTCCTCCTTGAACTCACGCACCGCTGCGGCTGCCTCGGTCTCGCCCTTGAAGTCACTGTCGGGGAACGTTCCCTTGATAAATCCGGGTGGATTCATCGGAGTCAAAAACCGAGTGGACCATCTATCGGGATTCGTCTTCCATACCAGCGGAGTATATTTGGTGTCAGATCCTATGCTGTCGGCGCGACGAAGTGCCTCTTGCTTTGCCGCAGCCAATCCTGTGGCCGTGCCAGGGATCTTCTGTAGTTGAAAAATCTTGGGATCTTTCTTCACATCGGTCAGCCACTTGCCGGACTGAGAGATCAGTACATCGCGGCCGCTTGTGGCCAGCACAATCACCGGCATTCTATTATACACTTTTGAGATTAGAACTCGTCATCGGAATCGTCCAGTATCCCCATTTCGTGGAGCGCATCAAGTTCGTCGGTTGTAACATACATACCATTTCCAATATCAATCAAGCCGTTCTGAGGTGTCTCGAACCGTTTCGGTTGCGTGTGAATTGAGTCCGAGTCACTTTCAATTGTCTCATCGTCATACTCCTCTCCGCGTTCCATCGCCTCAATTTGATTGTAAATGTCTTCCCATGCTAGGTCCAGCAATTGCTGATCCGAGTGTGGTAGTGTTGCGTCGTCCATCTGACGCTCAATGTCTGCTAATGCTTCAAGTAGGAGTTCCATATTATCTGTTGGGGGATTCAATCCGGGTGACGGTCATAAATCCATTTTTACTGGCGCAGCAGGCCGTGCTGGACATACTTGTGGACCAGGGCGAAGACCACACCGTGGGTCAACGCCTGCACCCAGAAGGGCTGGTTGGGGGGCAGAGAGATGAGGATACCCGGCGTGAGCACGTAGAAAAGAACGGCGGTGAGGAGGAAGTATGCCCACATTTTGTTTTAACGCATAGATTTTTTTACTTCCACAACGATTGTTTGAAAACATACACAAGCTTGTCATCCAATGTTCCGAGGAAGATGAACATCGCATAGATAAAGATCATCTGGCCGCCAAACGACTCCACGTAGTGCTCTAGGCCCGGCGATACATGAAGAACGGGAATCCATATATTTACAAAGTACGTCAGCCAGAAGGCGACGACCACAATGGCGGAAACCTCGGCAGAAACATCTAGAAGTTGGTACGCGAAGGATGACTTCTTCCACGTTTCATCATAGGATGGAAATATATGAAAAAACAGATAAGAGACGGCTGCTCCCAAGAACACATAGAAGACCGCCACGAAGACAAGGTTTAGCGTAAGGTTCAGCTGCTGGCCCTTAACGGACGGAATATGGTTCAAGCCGACGTTCTTCATTATTACATGTCCGGAAAGTCCATCAGGCACGGACCGTCGCTCCGGTATCCACCTGGGCACGACTTGCTGACAAACTTCTCACGGCCATACTCGGGTGGGATGCTCGTCTTGCCCGTGCCGGGCCAGAAGAGGGCAGCGTGCCCGGAGAAGCCCATATCCCAGGACTTCGGCTTCATCACCTCAAATCCCTCCTTGGAGAATACCGCAGAAGGACCGCCCTGGTTGCCGGCGAAACACTTATCAGGGCCCGAGACACAACCGACACCCGGGCAGTAGATCTGAGATCCAGGGCACCCCATTGCGGCGGGAGCAGCAACCATAGTTGTGAGTGCAAAAAATACGACGAGAGCAACGACATAAAAAGCCCACTTCGGGAATTTCATTTGTATCTGCTCAATACTACTTCTTCTGAACACGCTTGCCAGTGCGACGACGGCGAGTCTTCGGCTTCCGGGACTTCCGGCGCCTGGTGCGACCTGCGCTTTTGGTTGCTGTGGGATTCGCATTTAAAAGACCGGTATAGGTCGTTCCGTCATCAGCCATTTAATCTAGTCCAACATTCTTCTTGTGGGGGCACGTAGAACACCCGGGCTTCTGCGAGAGTCCTTCGCCTCGTGAGTTCCACACATACATGAAAAATACGACTGCCGCAAGCAGTAGTATCCAGAAGGCCATTTGTATTGTCGCGAGATTTGGGGACGGGTTGAAAAACGGAAGCGCTTTTGTAAGACCAAATGGCATCACCATGGATCCTCGGCCCGCACTTGATAGCATAGACATCCGCGCGACGCAATCTGTCTTGAAGGCACGCATTCGGCAGATAAAGCAGGCAATGCCCAAGGAGGAACGGGCGAGGATCTCCTATGTCGTCAACAAGTATCGCAAGAAGCAACGGAAGCTGTTGGAAGAAGATGACATTGAGGATCCGAATCCATACGCAGCGTCGTATATCTTCTACTGCTTAGAGACTGAGCGCGTATACTAAGTATGGGTATTCCATTCTACGTTGCTTCCCTAATTAGGTCACACAAACATATCCAGAAAAAGTGTGGGAATGCGCCACTTGAAGTGGATGTCCTCGGAATTGACTTCAACTGTTTCATCCATAAGTACTTGAATGCTGAGAATCCGATTGGCAGTATCGTTGTGGCGTTGAATGAACTTCTCACAACAACGGTGCGTGCTAAGAAGGTGTACGTGGCATTTGACGGTATGGTTCCGTATGCCAAGGTCGTTCAGCAGCGATATCGGCGTATGCGTATCGCAGAAGCAGCAGCCTTTGACAAGCACCAGATCTCTCCTGGCACTCCTTTCATGAAGGAGTTAGCCCATACGTTGCGATTCATGTATCCTGAGATTGTCGTTTCGGACACGTTGGAACCGGGTGAGGGAGAGCACAAGATTTTTACATGGCTTCGGGGCATGCCGGACTCGGCGCGCAAGAACATCTGTATCTACGGGTTAGATGCGGATCTGGTGTTGATCTCTTTGGCCCAGAGTCACCTTGGACAGATCCAGGTGCTGCGTGAGATGGAAGACACCGGGTTCGCCACGTTGTCCATCAACGCGTTGGAGAAGGTGCTTCCGCTGGAGAAGAACCTGTACATCCAGATGAGCATCATGTGTTTCGGCAACGACTTCATGCCCAATCTCGGTATCTTTTCACTGCGAGAGGAAGGATATGCTCGTGGTATCTACTATGCGTCTCGGAATGATGCCCACAAGGATGAGAAGAAGGTTCTGATCAAGCGTGCCAAGGAGACGGAGCGGAGGATTGTATCGCCCGACGGCCATGCGTTGGAGCAGCGCTTTGGATGTCAGTTGATGGATGGCGTTCTGGATTGGGAGCCAGTGTGTTACGCATTCTGGAAGACGTATGAATGGACGTATCATTATTTCACGACGTCTGAGGTTCTGGATTGGGAGTGGTATTACCCCTATCCGGAAGCTCCGTTGTTGGAGACGTTGGATGGTTATGATCGGCCTACCACCTTTGAGTGGAATGCGCCTGTGCCTGTCATGACGGTGGAGGATCAGCTTCGGTTTATTCTACCCGCACACAGCTTGCGAGACGCTGGATTGACGCCTGTGACCCCCGATGAACTGTACAATGAAGAGAAGGAGAACCGTCATCCGTGGATGAAGCGATATGCGTGGGAAGCAGAACCATGGGTATCATTGCCGCGCGGCAAACTGACTACCGTAACCGAATTCCTCTTGAAGTAATTCGGAATCCAGCACGCGAGTTTGAATTGGGAAGAG